AAGGGCGAGATCACCGCAGACGAGTTCAACAAGGCGCTCATGGACCTCGGCATGACCGACGTGGCGAAACAGGCCGCGACATCGACCAGCACCATCGAGGGAGCCATGGGAAACCTCGAAGCAGCCGTCACCGGCGGCCTGACCGACGCGTTCAACCTGTTCAAACCGGCCGTCACAGGCGGCATCAACGCGGCCGCGACGGCAGTCACAAACCTCGCGCAGAACGGCACGCAGGGATTGCAGACGTTCTTCACACAGGTCAAGGACACCGGAGCGTTCACCGCATTGCAGACGGCCGCGCAATCCGTCGGCACCGGCCTGCAATCATTGTGGACCGGCATCATGGCCGTCGTGAACGCGATGACCGGAGGACAGCCGGCCGGAACCTCGTTCGGCAACGTGCTCAACACCGTCGCCACGGCCGCGCAGACGGTCGGCGGCTGGCTGAAGACCGCCGGCGACTGGATCAGTCAGAATCTCGACCTCGTGACCCCTCTCGTGGCCGCGATCGGCGGAGCCGTGGCAGCGGTGACCGCGGTGACCACGGCCATGCAGCTGGCCGCGACGGCGCAGGCGCTGCTCAACGCGGTCATGGCCGCGAACCCGATCATGCTGGTCATCACGCTCATCGCCGCACTCGTGGCCGGACTCACCTACTTCTTCACCTGCACCAACACCGGCAAGGCCGTCTGGTCGAGCTTCACGAGTTTCCTCTCCGGCTGCGTGCAGGGCATCATCGGATTCTTCTCCGGACTCGGCTCCACAATCGTCAACATCTTCAACTCGGCAGCGAACGGGGCAAGGAACACGTGGAACGGCGTCGTCGGCTGGTTCCGCGGACTGCCCGGCTCCATAGCCGGGTTCTTCGGCAACGCCGGCAGCATCCTGTACAACGCCGGCGCAAGCATCATCAGCGGATTCCTCAACGGCCTCAAATCGATGTGGAGCAACGTGACCGGCTGGATCAGCGGCATCGGCGACTGGATCAAGGCCCACAAGGGCCCGGTCAGCTACGACCGGAGGTTGCTCATCCCCGCCGGCCAGGCCATCATGACCGGTTTCGCACAGGGCCTCAACAACGGGTTCGACAACAGCGTTGAAACCGCTATCAGCCGCGCCAACCGCAGACTGGCGGCCATGCCTCTCAACCTCTCCGCACAGGGCAACACGGCCACGCCAGTGGTCAACACCTGGAACGTGGAGATCAACGGCGAGGTCATCGACAAGGACGGCACCGCCAAGGCCATCAAACGACTCCTGGCCGACTACGACGCAAGGAGGTCATGAGATGCAGCAGTGCTTCATGTTCATCGGCACCGGCACCGGCTGGACACCGGTGAACGACTCAGCCAAGGACATCGCGGCCCTCGACTCTTTCACTATCCGGTGGGGAAGCGACAGCATCGACGAACAGCCCGAACCTGCCGTGATGAACTTCACCCTGCGCGACAAGACCGGACGGCTCGCAGGCCAGGCATTGACATTGGCCGGCATGAAGGTGATCGTGCAGTTCTCCGATCAACCCAGATGGCAAGATCTTCAGCCGTCGATGGGCGTCTGGGAAGATCTGCGTATCCCGATCAGCTCGCTGCACCGCGCTTACTCCCCCGGCTCGCCGGAATCCACCGACTCGCCCGCCTCTACGATGTTCGCCGGCACCGTCTCCACCGGCGGCAGCATCGAACCGGCCAGCGGCGGCGGGTGGCTGCTCAAGCTCTCCGCCACATCGAGGATGGCCGTGTGGAAGCGCCTGCAATCCCAAGGACCGACAGACACGGCCGCGAAATGGGACGGCGCGCACTGGATAGGCACACCATCCGCACGCCTTCAGGAGATGAACCGCAGGGCCTCGGCGCAGGGAGCGCCGGAAGCCCAACTGGACGGGCTCGCCCTGCCATCGAGCGTCGCGCCATACACGTCATCCGACCACCCATCGCAGCTCGACCTGCTGCACCGGCTCACCGTCGGGCCACGACTCCCTCAATGGCATGAGGTCTACGACGGCGCTACATCAAGCCTCCGGCCATTGTTCCTCGCCGACCCGATCGCCGTGCACCTGTCATCGGACGGCCGTCTCAGCGTCCTCGCCGGCGGAGAGACACGATACGCGCTCTCGGCGGCCGACATCGAGGCATCGACGGATCTGAGCATCACCGAACCTTTGACTCAGGTGGTCATCAACGCGAAACGCGTCAAATCGGACAACGGCAAGCTCTCTTTCGACGACGTGGAGATCACGATGGGAGACCAGAGCCGTCTTCCACCACAATTGACCGCCATGCAGAAGAGCCTCACCATCGATTCCGACATGCTTGCCGTGGACGACTCGGGCGGCGTATGGAACAGCGGCGGCACCTCGAACGTCAGCGACACCGACCGCGCCAACGTCGCGCAATGGCTCGAATCGCACGACCTGCGAATGGTCCCGGAGACAGTGACGTTCAACAGCACGCGAATCGACCCGGCACGGCTGCCATGGCTGTACAAGGCGGCACCATCCGGCCCGTTCGTCATCGTCAAGGCCAAGGCGTCGGCCCTGATCGGCTCAGATGGCCGACCGTCCTTCACCGGCCCCATCACGACCATCGGCGGGACGCTCTCATACCGGTGGCGCAACGGCAAACCGACACTCACCCAGGAAGCGACGCTCGCCGCGCTTCGACCGCTCTTGACAAACCGCATCACATGGGCCGACCTGCCATCCGGCCTCAGCTGGCAGCAGCTCGACCTGCACATCTGCGACCTCTCGATGATCCAGATCATCGACGCTTCTTCACCCACCGCCGAAAAGGAAGGAACACAATGACAGCAACAACACCAATCTACGGCCTCTCATATCCGGAAGGCTCCGACCTCGTATCAACCGCACCGGACTCGTTCAAGAGCATGGCCGACACGTTCGAGAAGGCGCTTGACCAAGTGGACCGGAGGACCACGCCAGAAGGCGTCAAACCGGCCGTCGCCACCACCCTCGAAGCCCTTCGGCAGATCACCGGCGTCACCGGCCAAACAGGTTTCGTCACCGGCGGCAACGACGACAACGGGCCATACGTATGGGACGGGACCCAATGGGTCAAGACCAGGAACGCCGACCAGCCATGGAACGGCGTATGGAGACTCAACTCAGATATCTACACCGGCCGCAAATGGGTCGATGGCCGGAGAATCTACATGCAGGTAAGGGAATACAAGAATCTGGCGAACAATTCCAGAACATCACCGGGCATCAGCAACATGTATACGCTGCTGGATGCACACGTCATCACACAGGGCAAGAACGGCTGCATGCAGCCATACCTTGCGACAGACACCTACTGGCATTCGGAAGTCACGGTCACACCGAGCGAGATCATCGTGCGCAAAGGCTCGTCGAACACGGCCGCCATCAACGTCTGGATCGTCTTCATCTACACCGCGGACGACCCGGCATGACGGATCTCATCATCGCCATCGTCGGCGCGGTCGGCGCGGTAGTCGGCGCACTGGTCTCCACCCTCTCGGCCGCCGCGAAGAACAAGATGGAAGCCTACCGGCTCGCGCAGAAGATGCAGGCCGACAACCAACGCCTGTGGCAATGGAACCGGCAACTCATCGACCACATCTACAGGCGCGCCCCGCCACCGCCGCCGGAACCACCTGAAGACCTTTTCCGCGAGTAGAAGGAGCCAACATGAGCGGCATCATCTGGAAAGGAAGCCCGAACCATTACGTTGGCCGCAACGGCTACGGCGTCACGCACATCACTTTGCACATCATGGTCGGATACCTCGCCGGCACCGATGCCACGTTCGCCAGCCAGTCGAGCCGGGCATCGGCACACTACGGCATCGGCGCGACCGGAGAGATCCACCAATACGTGTCGGAACTCGACGGCAGCTATTCCGACGCGAACTGGGCATCTAACAATTCGACCATCAGCATCGAGCATGAGGGAGGAATGGCCAACGGTGCGGTCTGCACCCAGGAGTGCATCGACGCAAGCGCGCGCCTCTGCGCCGACATCGCGCGCAGGTACGGGTGGACGAAACTGTGGCACGACGGGCTGAAAGGCAACGTATGGCTACACCGGGAGATCCCAGGCACAGACCACCTCTCATGCCCCGACCTCGCGCCCAACGGCCTGCCATACAAGCAGATCATCGACAAAGCAAATCAGATACTCGAAGGAGGCTCCATGTCAAACGCAGGAGACGAAGTATGGAACTGGGCCTACAAGCCCAACGGGAAGAACGCAACACCTGGCGGCAACATGTACAACCTGCTCACCTATGAATTGCCGTCTCGAATCTGCGCAAGCATCATGACCTACAACTACAGGGGCAGCGCGCCGGGCGGCAACATCTACAACACAATCTGCTTCGAGATTCCGAACCGCATCGACAAACTCACCAAGACCATCGAGGCGCAACAGCAGCAGATCACCGCACTCACCGAAAAAATCGCCAAACTGGAAGGAAACTCATGACCGACACCACGGAAAACCGCCTGCCATCGACCGACACCACCGCGCGACTCGGCATGCTGCCGATCGATGGACAGACCCCACAAGGGGCCACCGTCACCGCCACCGATGATGATGTGGCCGAAGACATGCCGGCCACGACACCGAAAATCGACAGCGGGACGGTCTCAAGATTCCTCGTGCTCCTGCTCGCGCTCGTCAACCAGGCATTGACGATGTTCGGCCATCCGGTGCTCAACATCGATGACACGACCATCACGCAGCTCGTAAGCCTCGCATGGACAGCCGGCAGCGCCATCTGGTGCTACTGGAAGGACAACGACGTGACGAAGGCGGCTCGCACCAAGAAAGCACGGCTCTCGGCACGCCACGCGGCCTAAACGTCAAGTCTGACGGCAGCCGTTGCCGCACGTAAACGGCCATCGGGCATGGCCACGTAATGCTCTGTGGTCTCCACAGACTCATGGCCGAGCAGTTCGGCCACGACGAAGAGATCATGCGTCGTCGCATACGTCACCGTGGCGAATCTGTGCCTCAGCGTGTGTGCGCCGTATCCGTCTGGCAGCAGATGGCTGATGTGGTCGCCGACATATGATTCTTCGACGTGGCCTCCGAACCGGCCGGGGAACAGGTAGCCATGCGCGTCCATGATGATGCCGGCCAGATCATCCGGCAACGGCACTATGCGCTGCTTGTCGCCTTTGCCGCGCACGATCAATGACCGGCCGGCGCTGTCGGCCACCACGTCATCGCTGTGGACCCGCGCAATCTCGCCACGCCGCAGTCCGCACTCCGCGCCCAGCCGGATCATGAGTCTTTCCGACGGCGTGGCCATCTCCATCGCCGCAGCGATGTAACGGTCCGGGCATGGTCTGGGATGCGCGTGCGGCTTCTTCACCCTTGGCACGTCCAGACTCGGATCATCCGACCGTCTGCCGCTTTTATGCAGCCATCGGAAGAACGACGATATGGTGTTCCTGTATGCTTTGCGCGTCTCCGGTTTCCATTGTTGTCGCGCAAAGACCTGCACAATCTGCTCCGTGGTCACGTCTTTGGGGCCTGACGGCAT